TGAAGTGTCTATGTATGAGTTGTCTAATATAAATCTTTGATCCAGAGAACCATCAACGGTAAATTGTTTCTTTAAAAAAGTTCCCTGTTTAACTGTTAAACTATCAAAAGATGCAATACCATTTTTTACCGATGCAGTTACATTATCTGGAATAGAAAAGATGTATGATGATCCACTTGCGCTCCCAGTGCATACTAGACCCGCTTGTAAGGTAAGAGTTGCTGTTGAACTGGTTGGTTGTGCCGTAAAGGAAACTACAGCGCCAGAGGCGGTTCTGGAGCGAGGAACATACCCAATATTCCTTGCCAAAGAGACAACGTTTTCTCTTACTGTTGCAGAATCTAGAAAAGATTCGTTTACAACTAGGTTTGAGTTAAATGCCGTGATATAAGTGTTATATGCTAATGTATCGATTAAGACAGAAAAATTAGACCCCTCAAAATCAAAATCAGTAAATGTTGAGTTGGCTCGCAGATAATCTTTGATTGAGGTCTTTATCTGATCAAAATCTAAATTAGTAAATTTGGTAAAAGGCATTTTATCTTGTTGCCTCTAATATGAAGGAAAACTGTTGTGATGGAACTTCTTGTCCAATAATATCAAAAATAATAGTAACTTCAAATTCATTTGTATCTGGTCTTGGATCTACTTGAACTTCAACGTCAGTCACTCTGGGTTCATAGTTTGAGATTACATTTACAATTTGGTCTCTTACAATTGATGCTGTGCCAAAATCCACAAATTCAAAGAGACTTGATCGAACGTTCGATCCCAAAGTCGGATTAAAAAATCTCTCATTTGGTATTGTCTCAACTAAATTACGAATTGAACGAATAATTGCACTCTGATTCTTAAGAATTGGCAGATCCTTCGTCACAGGATGTGGATCAAAAGATAAACTAATATCTTTAAAAGATCTAGATATCCTAGTGATTGCCATCGGAAATAAAATTTCTTTACTTATTTATGCTTATTTCCAAGGAGAACCATAGATTGGTTCCGTTCCATAGGACCAATCATCATAATCTTCATCATTTCTAATTTTTTCATGCAACTCAACTTGTTTTTTGAGATCATGTTTGGGTGCCAAGTCATGCATCACTTCTTGAATGACTCTTTTTGGTTTAACTTCTTGATAGTCTGTGACGAGACGGGAAGTGCCCCACATCTCTCTCATGTAGTTTGAATCGCGATCTACGGGTAAGTTCGACATTTTGCTCCTGTTTTAATAAAATAAAACAGAACTTTTATGAGGAGGTTGCTATCTCCTTATTTTTATTTAACGATATACTTCTCTTAAATTATAAGTGTCTGAATTGAGGTATTTAAGTATTTCCACGGCAATTGTTTTCGGATTTTTTTCTCCACATGTATAAACATCAACAGCAATGCACCCCCTTTCTGGCCAAGTGTGGCAAGAAACGTGACTTTCTGCAAGAGCAATCACAATTGTGCATCCCTGTGGAAGAAAACAATGTGAAAAACTGTTTAAAATCGTCATTTTTGCTCTTCTTATACCCTCAATCATCACATTTTCGAGGCACTGAGCGTTATTGATGAGATTATAATCGACATTATACACCTCTAAGAGTAGGTGTCTACCCATTGAAAACTGTTTCAATTCATTTTGGGGGCAAAAAATCTATTTATTTTGCTTTTCTTCGAGAGTTTGCCAAAAATATTCATTAGCATCTCCCAATCTATCCCACTTTAAACCAATTTCAGTGCTGTAAATATAAGTAGAAATTTTGATGCCGCTGGTTTTGAACATTTATGCGGCACGTTCCTGTATTTTTACGTTTATTACTATTGTACTTTCCAAAATTACTCATCCTTTACCTTGTCCTCGATACTTTTTACGAGCTTTGTTACGAGAAGATGCTGCATACTTGGTATTAGATCCAGCACCTTGACGAGTATTCTTTGGATGAGACTCGATAATCTTGCTGCCGCTGAGTGATTTCTTAATTGACATTAATCTAATTCTCCAATAATTTCTGTTTCAAGATCTTCAGGGCATGGAGAACCTGTCTGATAATACTCAATTGACAGATCCTCCATCACATTGAAATATTCCTCTTGAGTGAGTGAGGAATAGATCTTTCTTCCCTTACAAATGATATTATAAGTTTCTTCTGCCATATCAGATAATTCTTGTCTTTTCATGCCCCACACGAATGCGTGGATCACACCAAATTTCAAATCCTGCTTCTTTTGCATCCAAACAGAACGATACATCTTCTCCACACATGTCTTGAACCTCGCCAGATTCAAAAACTTGCATTTTGGGTGCAAACCAAGGATACTTCATTTCAGAATGTTCGAAAACACCGTGCTTAATCAGAGTCCATCCAAATCCTGTGTAATCAACTGTAAATGGTTTCCGACGCTTTGAGATGCTATCAACGGTTTCATGATTCATCACTCCACCATTACCACGAAAATCTTCTTCATCTAACCAGTGAGCAACTGAAGTCGTATGACCATCTTCTGTTGCATACCAACCTGCAGCAATGTCTTTGTCCATTAAGACTAACTGCCAAAACTTTTCTGTATTGAAAATAATATCAGAATCAATCCAAAGTTGCCAATCATATTTTAGCTTCCCGTCCCAAGGTATCTGGTCTGGTCCACGTAATACATTCGCACCTAAACATTTGCATCTTGCAAAGTTTACCATGGATGAATAGTCTTGCGAAATTTGAATGCTTGCTCCCGCTTGAACCAGGTCAAAACATAATTGAACAAAGTTCTTCAAATATGCATAAGAAACTCCGCGACCTGGAACACAGAAAACGACGGATTTGCCGCGCACCATTTCTTTTGCTGCATTATAATCCCATTCTTGTTGTTGTTGAGAGGCAATGGGTGCCTTTGCTTTTACCGTAAATCCTTTAGCCATAATAGAAAGTAGTTACTTCAGTATCATACTCTATTATGTATTCTCTGTCAATTCTCCCTTTCTGATAGAACTACTTCGTTTCCATCAAGAGTAAAACAAATCTCTGTGTCCTCATACCATGAGAGTTCATTGACGATTTCTTCTGGGACTACAAGATAATATTCGCCCGAAATTGGATCGACTTGTAGAGACTCAAAAATTTCTCCGGAATTTTTTTTCATTTGTGTATTATAATTAACCTTTTTCAAATTTATATATTCTTCCGGAATTTTTGAAAGAGTGAGATATTTAGAGGTCGATCTGGGTCGTTTATAGCTTAGGGTAGTGGTGCGTTTTTATATCACGCGGTCGCGCCCATAAGAACGCGGCGACGGGGGACTGTCGAACACGAACGAACGACTGCCCCCCACGAACACCTCAACGCAGGGCAGGCGACCCGCTGCGGATGTGGCGGTTGGCGTGACCAGCAGCAACAGAAGGGCGCCATGCGGTGCCACTGCCACCAACGCGGTTAGCGGTCGCTTCACCCTTACGGGGACCGCGCTGAGGCAGACGGGTCAGGCGCATGGCACCCGACGCGATGGCAGCGTTGAGTTCGTCGGCGGTCATGGTGGGGAGGGTGTTCATCGGGTTGGTTGCGGTTGAGAGTATTGTAGCACGAATGGGGGGGAGGTCACCCCCACTGCACCTCCCGCACCTCATCGGCGTGTGCCTCAGCATACTGGGCAGCGATTGCCCAGGCGGGTGTGCCCCAATGCTGGTAACCAGTGGGGCGGTAAGCGTTGCGCTCCTGGTCAGCACGGGAGATCCATTTGATCTGACGGGTCTGGAGGTCAGAGCACATGGAAAGGGGAAAGATGCTCATGAGTCGGTGTCGGTTGCTTTGGAATTCTACAGGGTCGGCGGCAGGGGGTCAATACCCCAACCAGGAGAGCAACTCACCGCAGTCGATACGCTCCCCTTCCATGTGCCCATAGTCTGCCAGGAACTCAGGGGTGAGGGAGTGAATCTCTGCTGCCTCATCAGCGATGTGCCATGCCACGGTGTCGTTGGCAGGGTCGGCGCAATCCCAGAGCAGGTCAGCGAAGGTCGTGCCAGGGGCGTAGAAGGAGAGCAGTTCGGCAGAGGTCATGAGTCGGTTGCGGTTGAGAGTATTGTAGCAGGTCGGGGGGGTCAGCGCCACCCCAGGAAGGTGGCAGGGTTGCCATAGTCCCCGATCACAACCCCATTGCAGCGGACCTCAGCGTAACCATACTCCTCACTCAGGGAGTAGCACAGATCCCAGGCACGGTCCTCATCACAGGTGTGGTTCTCCCAAGGAGCGGAGGGGCAGATCACATCGTAGCGGGTCATGGGTCGTTTGCTTTGGTTCCCATAGCATAAGACCCCCACCCGACGAATCAGGCAGGGGGGTGGACGGTTTTAGAACTGGATCGCTTCGAAGTGGGCAGCGGCATCCGCGATGTTATCCTGCTCAATCCCATCCACAAGGGTCTCCAGGATCTGCAGAATCTCATCCCCATTGCGCCCACGGCGGAGCAGGGAAACGGCAAGGTTGCTGGTCATGGGTCGTTCGAATCAGTGAGAGTTTGGTGGGGTGTCTTTATGGGCGCACCCGCTCCCATTGTATCAGGCAGCGATCAGCAGGTCATCCTCCCAGCGGGCAGCGGTCAGGACCTCAGCGTAGAGGTCATCACCGAACAGCAGGTCAGCGATCTGATCCATCGTGGCACTGAACTGGCGGTCCTCATCCGCCTTCATGATAGCGGCGCGGCACTGGGCAGCGATCTCATCAATGCTGACGGCGCGGTCGGTGGCGGAGTTGTAGCGCATTGGGGTTCGTTTGGTGAACTGAGAGTATTGTAGAGCAGTCTTTGGGGCGCTGCCGTTCCCAGTGTGCCAGTTGCTCAGGTGGTTGCCAGGGCGGACTCCAGGCAGACCTCCCGCACCTCCAGGCGGGAGTAATCATACAGACCCCGCTGGAGCTCCAGTTCATACTCCTCAGCGGTGGAGCGGCAATCGAACAGGCGGAGGGAATCGAAGTCGGTGCCTTCGTAATCCCAACCACCGATCACAACGTAGACTTTCATGGGCGGGTCGTTTGAACTGAGATCAGTCTACAGGGTCAGGGGGTCGGGTGTGACCCCCAGTGTGCCAGTGCCTCAATCGGCATAGAGGGAGATGAAGTCCTCCACAAACTCCCGCGCCTCATCGCCTGACATGCGGGAGATCATCTCACGGGCAACGGTCTCCCAGGAGAAGTCGTCTGCCAGGTCAAAGATGGCGCACCGTGCCTCAGAGGCGGAGAGTTCGGAGGCGGTGATCTGAGCGTAGGTCATGGGTTCGTTGGTTGAACTGAGAGTATTGTAGCAGGTCAGCGGCGGGCGGCGGCCAGCAGCAGGTCCAGCAGGACAACTGCCACAACCGCCTTCCAAAAGCCCAGGGCGGTGATTCCAAACCATCCCAGCACCAGCACCAGGAGCCAGGCTTTCAGGGCAACGACCCCAGCACAGGCAACGATCAGGAGACCTGCCAGCGCCACTATCTGGGGGGTGCTGAGGTCGTCGATGAAGGCGTAACGCTTGCTCATGGGTTGCTTGCGGTTGAGAGTATTGTAGCAGGTCGGGGGCAGGGGTCAACCCCCACCGTACACATAGGAGACCAGACCAGCGGGATGGTTGACCCCTTCGATCACGGTGAAGATGGCGGTATCGAAGTCGTCGGCATCATAGAACCTCTCAACAAAGATAGCACGGGCGGCGTTTTTGGATTCGGCGGCGATCACCACCATGCCAGAGGTGTAGTCTACCAACACGTCTTTCAGGATGTACAGGTTGTTCATCGGTTCAGGGGGTCGGTTGAACTGAGAGTATTGTAGGGGGTGGCGCCCCTCAGAACGCCACCAGTTGGTCCAGATCCCATTGTGGCACAAGCGCCACCGTCGCATAGGTGCTGGCGTTAGCGGTCAACCAGCGGTTGATGTGTTTGGTGGTGGTGACGCTGTGGGTCTTTTCAGTCCGCATCCACCCCTTACCAGGCACCAGGGCGGCGACGGGGGTGGAGTAGGAGAACAGGACCTCAGTCCCGTCTGCCAGGGAGACCTGGGTGCTGGTGGTGGTGACTTGAGTGACTTTCATGGCGGGTTGCCTGAACTGAGATCAGTATAGAGGGTCAGCGGGCGATCAGGTCGCCTGCAGTGTACAGTGCCTGAGCTGTCACATGGCGCACGGGGCGGATCGGTTCCCATAGCAACCACAGCAGCAGAGCACCAACGGTCAGGCGGAGCATGGTAGCACGGTGGAACTCAGGGGAGCGGGAACGGGTCAGGGCGCGGATCATGGTGCCAGGTGAGCAGGCGAACCACAGGACCGATAGAACTCCACCATCCGCATTGCCTCATCATAGGTGGCGAACCATTGCGACCGCCACTCACAGGCATTATAAGGGGTCTGGTAACGGACTTCGTAGCGGGTCAGTGCCATGGGGGTTGGTTGCTGATGAGATCAGTATAAGGGGTCAGGGGGGCAGGTCTACGGGGTGTGGTTGCCAGTTCAGACGCTGGCACAGGATCTAAATAGTGGCGCCTGGTTTGTGTGGTAACTTGTCAGGTTGGGGAGATTTTAGAGTCTCCCCTTATAAATAATACACCACACAAACATAGAGCAGATGAAAGAACATCCTACCCATAAGGGATACTTTGTCACGGAAGATGGCAGAGTGTTTAAAAATGGAAAAGAATTAAAAGGTTCAGTAGATCCAAGGAAGGGTGGAATACGAATAAGATTAGATATTAGATATGGAAGAAAGAGAGTTTATGTTCATAGATTGGTAGCAGAAACCTATTTACCAAATCCAAACAATTTACCTCAAGTTAATCATAAAGATGAAGATAGAAACAACAATTCACTTGACAATTTAGAGTGGTGTGACGCACAATACAACTCAGAATACTCAAATTCTAAATGGTGGAAACTAAAGACTCCTACAGGTGAAATAATAGAAATTTTCAATTTAAATAAGTTTTGTAAGGAAAATGGAGTATCTCAAAGTAACTTAGCATCCAAAGGAAGATATAAAGGTTTTACACTACTTGAAACCGTCCAGAGTTAAAGTTTGCACGGGAAAAGACTTCCCTATTGATCAACTTAAACATCCCAAATTCATTGGTCATGACAAACCCTTCACCCACAATACGCTCCCCATTCAAATAGGCAGCAGGTCCCGAACAACGGCACAGATAGAGACAATCTGCCTTGATAGATTTCACCAGTGCCCACAATCCAAGCAGGTTCGAATCGCAGTCGAATTCGCTATTCACAACAGGGCGACCTTCACGAATGAGAGCATTCAGTTGCTGTTTGATCTTCGCTGCTTCCTTATCAGAAACAAACTCACAGGCAGTAGACATTTGACGGGCAAAATCTACAATCTCTTTTACATCAGCGAACGACTCCTGATTGTGCAGAATGTATGCATTCGGTTGCACGAACTTCACCGTCTCAGTATCAGTCCAGATGCTACGGTCAGGCATTGCAACAGCATCACGAAGATCGCTCTTAGCATAATAGCAAGTATGAGGGGCGATGATAATGTTCTGCGTTACAATGTCACCGAACAAATAGGTAATGGTGTTGGGAGTATACTCATTCAGACCACCAAACCCGATGAAATCACCCTGATAAATTGTCTTTACACGGGGCAGATGATCAAAGCAGCAGTGCAGAATCTGTGCTACGTTGCCTTCGTAGTGTTGATCAATCTCCTCATGATTATGGGCGATACGAATCTTTTTCTTGTTGAACACTGCCTTGGTTCCTACAAAGAACTCACCGCAGGCAGGGTCAATCCCCCACACTACAGCGGGACTTCCATCAATCTTCACGCTCAGAGCACCAGGGGTCACGAACCAGTCCAGGACGCTCAGGTCGCCCGTGAGGATGGTATCTTCGGGGTGCTCTTGGTGCTTGTTCTGCATCGGTTCTCTGTTGATGGAATCAGTATGGCACGAAAAAGGGGGGACCGCAATCCCCCCTGTGACACTAGACGAACTGGCACACAGGCAGCGCCACTTCGGTCATGAGCACGCTCTCCTGACGGAAGGCGGTTTTGAATGCCCCAGCGATCTCTGCCACGCTGTCGCTGTCGTCGGTGATGAAAGTCAGGATCGTAACCTGCTCTTGCTCACCTTTCCAGAATCCGACCCCTTCGGTGACGGTGAAACCATCGAAGCGGGGGCAGACTTCCTCACGAATGAAGGTCTGCATCATCGCCTTGGTCACCGTGCCCGAATCGGGGATGTTGCGACCAAGGAACAGTTGGAACTGCATTTGGGGGTTTTCCTCTCAACTCTCATAGTATGGCAGGGGGTGGGCACGAACGCAACCCCCCTTGTGCCACTTGTTCAACTGTCCTCAGTTTGTATCAGTTAGAAGGAAAGTTAGCGCAGACAGCATCACACAATGCTATCACAAGATCAAGTTGCTCTCTAGCAGTCAACTTTTCATGAAGAGCATCATCAATGATACGATCAATGTCCTCCATCAGTTGTTCACGAGCAGTCAACATTTCAAGTTTAGGATTCAATTCAGGCATCAGTCGTTGGTGGGGTGATTAACAATTTGGTCTTCAATTTGATTCGCAAGTTCTTCCATCCACTCACGAACTTCATCATCTTCGTATTGTGCATTGTCCCGCACAATACGCATCAGAAACTCAATTTGTTCATCATCGAAATGATACTCTTTGAGTGTGTCAGTCATTTCCGAAGCGGAGAATTGAAGTAACGAGTGAAGCATAGCACCAGGATGATGCCAGTGGAGATGACACCGACCAGTCCGAGAACTGTCACAGCATCACCAGTGAAGTTGTAAGTTTCAGGCATCATTTGCGGTTTCTCCGATAACGATCAGAAGCGGAAGGATCGGGATCATAAAGTCCACCACCCGCACGATCATCCAGGTAGAACATAACACCAAAGGTG